CAGAACGACATGGACAACCTCTATGACATCTCTGTCAACCCGATCGTAGCCTTCCCTGGTGCCGCCCGCAGCGGAACCAATCCGAACGGCGGCATCGTGGTTTGGGGCCAGAAGACACTTCAGGTCGCGGCTTCCGCGCTCGACAGAGTCAACGTACGCCGCCTCCTCATCGACATCCGTCGTCAGGTCCGTGAGATCGCTCAGACGGTCCTCTTCGAGCCGAACCGTGAGGCGACCCTCGCGCGCTTCTCAGCGGCCGTCACACCGCGCCTCCAGAGGATCCAGCAGCTCAGCGGCCTCGAGAGATTCAAGGTCGTGATCGACTCCTCGACGACGACACAAACAGACATCGAGAACAACACAATACGTGGTAAGATCTTCGTGCAGCCCACGAAGAGCATCGAGTTCGTCTCCCTCGACTTCGTGGTTGCGAACAACCTTCAGCAGGTTGCTTTCAACCAGTGAGGAACAGATTAAATGAGAATAACACGTAACCAATTAACCGATCTCATTAATGAAGAGATTTCTAATGCCCTCCTGGAGAGTCAGAACAGACGTCTCCTGGAGGATGCCATGGATCCCGCCGACTTTGAGTCGACGATGTCGATGGACGACCTTCTTTACTTTGCGAAGAAGTACGCGTCCCTTCCCAACGACATGAGAAGGAATCTCGATCTCATCCTCGACGGCCGCGGCGAAAGCGTCACAGCCGAAGAGGTCGAAGAACTTCAGGATCAACTTGGTGGTCACAACGACGAGCTCGATCAATACCTCGAGGAAGCTCACAAGGCAGCCCAGATGTACGACGACGAGGACGACGGCACTTGGGCAGCCGCAGTCCGAGTGAACCGCTGATTTAACCAACAATTTTTGACAGACAGAATACTTAGAAAAGGATAACAGGAGAACACCATGGCCGCAGAGACACTTGACGTCACATCAATGATTCCAGCGAAATTCGAGCCGAAGCGCAAGAATCGTTGGGTGCTTATGATCGAGGGCATCGATGCCTACATCATCAAGACAACGGCACGTCCTACTATCACAACGGAAGAAGTTGAAGTTCCCTTCATCAACTCACGCCGTTACCTCGCAGGCAAGACGACCTTCGGAACCATGGCTGTTACCCTCCACGATCCGATCGCTCCTTCGGGTGCTCAGCAGGTCATGGAGTGGATTCGCACCCACTTCGAGTCGGTCTCAGGCCGCGCAGGTTACGCCGACTTCTACAAGCGCGACATCCAGCTCAAGATGCTCGATCCCGTCGGAACCGTGGTCGAACTCTGGGACATCAAGGGCGCGTTCATCACCGAGGCCAACTTCGGAGAAGTGACGTATGACGACGGAGGACCGACCGAGATCTCGCTCACGTTGCGCTTTGACAATTGCGTGCTACAGTTCTGATTGTTTGCTACATCAATTAAGTCATATAAAAAGGCTGCTTCGGCAGCCTTTTTTCATTTCCGCTTCAATGTCTCTTGAATAATCATCCAAAAATAAACGTTATTACATAAGGATCATTAAACGAGATTTATGCTTACAGACCGTATCTACTCTTGGTTGCATTGTAGATGGTTGTGACTTCTACACTACTTATTGCGCGTCCATATGTGAGGACCTGCGCAATCCTGCCGTTGAGGAAGTTTCCTAATCCGAACCTTCCAATGTTTGTTGAACCGTCTCCTGTGTGTGCGGTCTTATTTGCTGTATAAGTGCTGTCAAGAACTCCATTGATGTACAGTGACATCCCAGCAGCCGTTGTGTACGTTAGCACGACAAAATACCAAGTATTCGCAGAGAAGTTAGCCGTAGAGGGATACTGATCGTAACCCACCCAGTTTGCATGTCCACTGTACAGCTTAGTTGTACCCGCGAAGTACATGAAGTGTCCACCCGCTTCGCCGCTCACGAGATTGTTGTCGCTGACCGTGTCAGTCAAGTTAAACCATACCGCCTTTGTGTATGAAGTCGAGGGAACGACACCCGTCCCAGAGACAGTTGCACTTTGACTCGACACTTTGTTGAAAGTAAGGTAGCCTCCGTTGTTCGATGAATACGCTGGAGAGTTAAGCAGCGTCGCATTATTGACTTCTGGGGACGTTGCCAAATCGTACCAAGTGTTTCCTGACCCCGGATAGCTGACGCTGTTGGTTGCATCGAGATGAAGCAAAAGACCAGACTGAGGTATAACTGACGCCGGACTGAAAAATCCGCTTCCGAATCCGCCTGCCCCTAGACTCGTGGAAAATCCACCTCCAAAACCTTGAGAAGCATTAGAGCTCATGGCGCTGTCGAAAGTATCTCCATGACGGGATAGTAGCTTGTATTTGGAGATCCAGCTGGATCTGGATAAATTAATGTTGTCGTCGGTATGGGAATCAGCGATGTGTGAAATGACGCCAAGCCAATTTGGGTATTGGTTCCTCTATACACTGCTGTGTATGTTCCTGGCGTTAAAGTCACTGCGGACGCATCATAGACTGTATAGATGTCGTACTCCGTCCTGTTCGTGTTGACTGTCATGGGGTTGACAACGGCAGTCCTAACCGCACTTCGAACTTTTACGTTCGTTGCAAAAGTCTTAGACGATATGGCACCTCCGTTTATGGACCCGCCACTGCTTACAGTCAACACGAGATCCATGTCATCAAAAGTCACAGTCGTCCATGCGCTCGATGCCTCTGGAGTTCGAACGAACTTAAACCCCTGGACAGTGACAGTCGAGTCTACTTTCAGTATCACCGTGCGTGTGATGTTGCTGCGTGAAATTAAACCAAGAAAAGCAGGTGAACCGGCCGTTGCTGGATTGCTGTGAAGTGCTCTCACACCGTCTGTGATGTAGGTGTCCAAATTGGTGAACAAGGCGCCTGGCGTAGCTAATCCTCCTCCGCCGCCACCGCCACCAGATGACCTCCTTCTAGTGAAACCTTGGTTAAAACCAGGACCTCCTCCTAGGTCGCTAGAGAAACCGGAATCAAATCCGTTTCCAATACCCATGGATCAACCCACGCCACTGAATCCGTTTGATCCCGTGATCGGCGTCAACATCTTGGAGGGAATGAACGTGAGGCCTGCAAGGAGTGTGAAGGTCGACGTAGCCCCGGCACTACCAGAGATGAAGATCCTGTCCGTTCTCAGTTCTCCTGAAAACGAGTCCGAACCGCTGAGGATGAAGTAGTTGGAGTTTGCTGCAGTGAGACCCTGTCTAGTGAATCCTACAGATATGACGTTAGAGCTCGCTGAAGTGTTCTTTAGCGTGATGAACCGTGTTATCTGAGGAAAGACTATTTCCCTTATTGATCCAAGAGATACTGTTGAGGAAGTCACGTAGGGAGTCGCAGAGATCTGGTAAGCCGAGACGTATCCTTCGCCTTGTGTTGGATGATTTAAAGCCATATTTCACCTTGTCTTGTTAAATATATCCAATTTCAGACAATCATGAAGTTTACATAGAACTTTCTTTTGATTATCTTTACGGGAGGAGTATTATCTCAGACATGTCAGACGATAGAGAGCAGAAGAACGCAATTTTCACATCGCAGCAGGTACCCGCCGGAGTCGACCCACGAATGCCGAGGATATCTCAGGCAGAAAAGGTAAAGGCTGATTTCGGTCTAGACATTCCTCAAGAGGTAGTTCCTCTCCCGTCTAACGGCAAGGCATATCCACAGGACTCTTCGCTCCACGGCATGGAGACAGTCGAGATCAGAGCGATGACAGCTCGCGAGGAAGACATCCTTACGTCGAGAGCACTCCTCAAGAAGGGAGCGGTAATCACTGAGCTCATCAAGTCGTGCCTCGTCGACAAGTCTGTTAACGTACTGGACCTCCTCAGCGGCGACAGAAATGCTCTCATGGTTGCGATCCGAATCACTGGGTACGGTCCTGAATATTCAGTAGAAATGGAATGTCCGGAATGTGGTACGAAATCTCCTCATGATTTCGACCTCAGCTCTTTACCCATCAAGAGGCTTGAGATAGATCCTTCTGCACCTGGTATGAACCTCTTCGACTTCACTCTTCCTTACAGCAAGAACACGGTCAAGTTTAAGTTTATGACGGGACGTGACGAGGAAGAGATGACTCTGATGTCTGAGAAGCAGAAGAAGCTCGGTCTTCCAAATGACAACAACGTCACGACAAACCTCCTTTATGCCATCCAGTCCATCAACGGAATCGAAGACCGCGCCAAGATCGCCAACTTCGTCAAGATGATGCCGGCTCGAGATTCTCTTGCTTTAAGAAATTACATCCGTGACAACGAACCAGGCATTGAGATGAAGCAGGAGACGACTTGCAGCGCTTGCGGCCACTCCGAGGAGGTGAGCATGCCTCTCGGCGTCACCTTTCTTTGGCCTTCGGCCGGAAGATAGAGAGATACTCATAATGGAACCCGCGTTCCTCCTGATGTATTACGGAGGATTCACGTGGAGGGAGACGCAACACATGCCTGTCTCTTACAAGCGGTGGTTCATAGAGAGAATAAACAAGGAGCTGACACGGTCTTCCGATGCAGGACAGACTCGAAGCCGTGCAGCTCACCAAAACACTCCTGACGTAAGGTCTCTTCAGGGAATGTCGAGAGAGCAGTCTCCATCAAGACTTAGGAGATTCACCTAAAAAGTCGTCATCTTTTTAACTTTCTTCTTATTTAAAGAAGCGAGAGGTAGCATGGAGAAGACCGATTCTGAGAACGAGACCCTGATTGAGGGCGCCTATATCAATCTAACAGGCAAGATAATGCTTGCGTCCCTTGGAGCGTGGCTCGTCGGAAAGTTCGTCAACACAAAGCTGAGAGGCAGCAGAGACGAGATTCAAGCTG